TTCTCTTTGTGTTTCAAGTTTCCTTTGCTTACGATATACCGAATAACAATCCTCGCATCTGCAACTTTTATTTGCCAAAGAAGAAACGGTATATTCTTTGCCACAATCCACACACACAACAGTTTTCATCTCTTGTGGAGTATAACCAGAACAGTTTTTACAATATCTCTTAGTACCGTTCTTATTCCCGCGAGTCAAAATTCCGCAATCAGCACAACGAATAAAGTTATCGCCTTTATATGCTAAATACTCATATCCTAATTCGCGCGGGTCAGAAATGAATAATATATTCTCCGAATCGTCATTAACGAAAGTGACTCGACAATTTGTATTGTCGTTCCGCCTCGAAAACTCCAACAACCCCATCTGATAGAGCTGCCCGATTTTAGTTTCTCGTTCTTCTGCTTTACACGAAATCCGCGCAAGTTTGAATATTTCCTTAGAATCCAAATTCACCCAATTATCATTTCTATCGCTTTTCGCGTTTCCGAATTTTGCAAGACACAACATAGTAAACGCAAGTCGCTCCAAAACTTTATTGTGAATACCCTCTATGGTTTTTAATTCCGACTTTGTGATATTAACTCCGGCAATTTCAAACAGAGGATATTTGCCAGCCCTCGCCGCCAGCTTTTCAACGGAGGTTTGCCAAGCATATTTATTCAGTTCGTATTTTGGATAATGCTCTCCCAAAAACTCCAACAATAATTTGGTTATTCTTTTTTTGCGATAACCAAGATGATGATAATAATATCTCGCAAGAATTGAAAGAGTGAAATATAAATTATCGTTAGTTATTCCGTTTTGCAGACAATCCTCTGCATATTCACGCTCATTCAATACAATCATACGCCGTCACCTCCAATCGTTGTAGAGTACATTTCAAAATTTCTTCCGCAATATGTAAAATCAACTTTGTCTTTAGACAAGCGCGGATAACTTATCATATTGTTATTTTTGCGCAATAGATTTTTGATTATAGTATCTCCACAAATATCCCAAGCAAATTGCTTCGATTTTTCTGTACGGTAACAGATGTCTAAAACGATGTCACAGAGTTCATTTTCATTTGGGCAAACCTTTTCACATTCACTCTTAAACCACTCAGCGAAACGATGTCGTTCAAGCCAGCAATAATCTTTTTCAAGTTTTTCTCTTTGCAGCCTTACTTGAAAAGTTTTAGCGCGGCGCACATATTCATCATAGATTTCCTTAACTCTTTTGAAATCGGTTTGGCTATAATCAACCCCGCACTTCAAAACGTTATAATCAAACTCCGCAGGGTGAACTTTTAATACGCCGTCAAATTCATTCTCGTACCAATGACACATTCTGTTTACAACGCAGTCGCTATTACCGACGGGGAATAGGCGATAGTAATAATCCAAAAACGAAACCATTTCCTCAGTTTTGTCGGGATAGTTTTCTAATCCTTCTATGGTTTTAATTCCATATTTTCCAAATCGCCGGATAACTGTTACTGTTGTATTTTTAATATATTGATTTGTTTGCTTTTTTAACCTCGGATAAATATAAGTCATAAAATATGGCTTCCGAGATGCCATAATAGAAGTGTTAAATTTCTTCTTTGCCTTTTCTTCCTCTGAATCGTCATCAGATATAGAATACCCTCTCATACTATACCAATATGACGGCATAGACTTAGCAATAATTCCCTTCGCCCTGTCGATTGTATTTTGCTGAAATAATTGACCGCACATAATTCTATATGCAAGTTCTTTATATTCCGCCGAATCCACAGGAAAAGAAGATTGAACCTCTATCATACTTGTTATATGGTTCGTTACAACTCCGATGTCGTCATTAAATGCTAATTTATTTGATTCTATAATATCCGCCTCGGTTGGGATAATCTTTTCTGCTTTCTTTTGTAAACAAATAATCGACGGGGAGTTCAAAGTTCTTTTTAGTATAATTGAGTTATCGGTACACATATTTGTGTCACCGTCCTTGTCCGCGCCGTTCATTGCCTCGCAAGCAGAATCCCACGCATTATAAATCAATGCTGTATCAATATAACGATACCAATGCGCGGCTAACCCAGAATTATTTAATTTCATTTTACGGATGTTGTTATGACAGGTCATTGGGGCGCGAAAACAAGCAATTTCCGTCGCGCCTTTATCAATCCAATATTTGTGATAAACTTCTCCCGCCTCAAGCAAGCCCGTAATCTCTAAACCGAACATAGATTGACAAAGCGCATATGGGTCGCCGCTAATCATAGCATAGTTTGCATTTACCCTAATTGCTCCGCGCTCTGCCATCTCAATTCGCTTGCGAATCATATTGTAAATTTTGCGGCGGATAAATGGGTCGTTAATCATTTCCTTATCAATCATCAACGCCTGAGAACAATAATCAAAATAATCGTCTAATTCATTTACTTCATCTAAACCAAAACCAGTAAGAAATACAAGGCTCTTGCGCCAGTCCATCCCCAACACATCTTTAATTTCATCGACGGTGGGTTGACACAATTCTTTAAGTTCTTCATCAGAAAACATATAGGACTGCAAAAACTGATAGTTTGTGTCTCTAACATTCTCTAATTCATTTGGCGTGGTTTTTGTAACAGAAAACTCATAGTGGTTCGCTTCGCAGTTGTTGTAAAAATCTTCCCAACTGTCATAGCAGTTCCACAATTTAAGCATTGATTCTGTTAATATAACTTCCGCCTCACGAATATCCCTCTTATGACCCCAAACATCTACGATTTCGTATGTGCCGGCAATCTTCTCCGCAAACTCCACAAAATCCATAGTGTAAAGCATACCTTTAGTCCAAGCGTATCTAACAGTCATACCCGACAGAGTATCTTCACACCCTGTCAGGTAGCCGTTTACTTTGCGGGAGTAAGAGGGGAGCATTAAACCATAACCATCGGAATCGTTATGCTCGATTTCATAATCCTTCTCGTATGTTAATTTAGGCTCACCGTCAACATCGTCATTGATTAGTACGACATCTTCCTTAAATTTTGTAATACAATCTTTAACAACAATAAAACCTTTTGGTTTTGGCAGCGGAATTGAACCAGAACAGATAAGGGCTTGATATGCTTCGAGTTTGGCGGGAACAAGTTTCTCTTGCGTATTCCGCCCATTGTCTATTCTCTTTTTAAGTTCGTCATATATTAACTCGTTGACATAAACAATCGTAGAGTTCTTGATACCGCCATTTGTGCCGAGCAAGCGGCGATATTTTATAACTACTTCTTTTCCGTCTACTAAACCAAAATCAATAGTAAATCCGCGATTTGCTCTATCATAATCCGACTTACTACTCATTATCACGCAAACATAATCGCGTTGAAATTGCAGATTATAAAGCTCATCATAACATTGGTTAATCAAGGTTTTGTTTGCGCGACTTTTAGGTTTCTTCTTTATGTTTTTAATTTTTCTCTTTATTGCTTCGATTTGCTCAATGACATTTGGCGAGTTATTAATGTCATCAATAAATCTCAGGCATTGACTATCGCTTAATGAAATAACAACATCAGGATATTCTTTCATAGCGGTTTCAAATGGAAGTTTAAGTTTCCATTTCGCTCGCTTTAACATCTTGCTTTCTATCTTGTATGCAAGTTTATGTGGACTTTTTTGCTCCACTCACATACCTCCCTCGCGGGACTAAACGCTCTCTCTGAGTTCTACCGTGAACTCTGCTGTGCCAGTATAATTACCCGCCTTAAAGTGCATATCTCCGTCATTAATCATCATAAATCCCATTCGTGAAATTGTATCTTCATCCGAGAAATAACCAACGCAATAAGCCGGAAGCATATCTAACCTATCCGTTGGAATAGAACCATAGTCGTAATAAACTTTCTTCCTTGCGGTATCAACTCCATTCTCGTGGGTTAAAGGAAAATAATTGTTTTCATCTAATCCGCCCATCGTAACAAATACCTCGTCGCCTTCAGCAAGGTTCATATCCGTCGCCTGAAAACGATAATTCTCAAAAGTCATATCAATGGTTTCAGGAATAAGCACACAATATGTGTCGGGTTCTTTGTATGTAATTGTAGTAGTACCGCCGTTTACAGAATCAGCACTTGCGGTAGCCATACCGATTGTAGCCATAAGACATACAACCATAATTAATGAAATAATTTTTTTCATATTTACTCTCCATTCTTTTATTGCGGAACAACAGATAATTTGAATTTAACCCGCGCGGAGTTTAATTCCGTTCCGTCTTGTTTGTAGCATTTGATTATTAGATAACCCTGCCGTTCGCCTTGAGGCAAAGTCTTGGTTAATTCAATATCATAAAATCCATTGCCGGGAGCAACGTTGCCCGACTTCCAAACAAGCTCATCCTCGGCATACAAGTTCATTTGAAAGTAACAGTTGTTTTCTCGTGGGTTATAAAGATTAACCTTCTGTTCTTTTTGATTGGCAATGAAAATCATTTCTTTTATGCCGGGAACAGCGATAGCAGGTTTATTATCAACTGTTGGTCTTGATACTTCTTGTTCTCCGTTCCAAGTGACAGCGGCATCATCAGGATTTAGATTTTGTGCCGGCTGTTCGTTCCCGCATTTAGAAAATAATAGGATAACTAAAACCAAACAGGCGATTAGTAAGATAACCACAATGGGTATAAGTTTATTCTTCTTAAAGTTAATATTAAACATTTGTGCTATTTATTTTAGAGATATGCGGAAACAGCGTTCAAGCTGTAACCATTGAACCTCTAACCTTTCTTTCTCATATTTTAGTAAATCCGCTATTTGATATATGTAATAACAGTAATCAACCTCTCCGCGCCGGATGTTCCTCAAAATGTTATTGATAAAGCTGCAATAATTCTGATACTGAGTTTTACCGTGGTATGAACCATAAGAGGGAATATCAGGGATTACCCTCATTCTGTCCTCTTGCGCGGGAATGACTGTTCGTTTAAGGATTTCAAAATCAGATAGCCATTCTTGGTTCGTGTATTCTTTGGGCGGTCTATCGTTCAATCATAAGTACCTCCTTTCTTTGTTTGTAAATGTAGCCCCACCTCGCGGCAGGTTTTTTATTCAATCCATAGCTATTGTAACACTTTACAAAAGTTTTGTCAATATGTTTTTTGCTATTTACATTAATTTTTTTATTTTTTTGT